GCGTGTTGATTGACGACGGCCTGGCGGCGCACGATCCTCGCGTGGTGGTGTCGCTCTACACCGCGCCAATGGATCTGGACCCGTTTGGCGAAGAGGCGATAAAGGCGGCCAACCCGGCGTTTGGCGATTTCCTCAACGCCACCGAAGTGCTCGGCATGGCGGCCGACGCCGAGCGCATGCCGAGCCGGCAGAGCGAATACGAAAACCTGATCCTCAACCGGCGCGTCGAGGCGTCGGCGCCGTTCATCAGCCGCCAGTTGTGGATCGCCTGCAATGCCGAGCCGCTGCCGCTCGCCGGCCACCCGGTTTATGGCGGCCTCGACCTGTCGGCGGTGTCTGATTTGACGGCGCTGGTGCTCGGCGCGCGGGTTGATTCGGTGTGGCAGATACACCCGACATTCTGGCTGCCGGGCGACGGGCTGGCGACGAAGGCCAGGGCCGACCGCGTGCCCTACGATCTGTGGCACCGCGACGGCCATCTGCTGGCGGCACCCGGCAAGAGCGTCGACTACGAGTACGTCGCCGAGCATCTCCGCGGCCTGTTCGATCGGCTGGACATCCGCAAGATCGGCTTCGATCGGTGGGGTTGGAAGCACTTACGACCGTGGTTGCTCAAGGCGGGCTTCACCGAAGCGCAGCTTGAGCAACACTTTGTGGAATTCGGGCAGGGCTTCCAAGACATGGCGCCGGCGCTGCGCGCGCTTGAGGCCGAGATCCTCAATGGCCGGCTGGCGCATGGCGGGCATCCGGTGCTGTCGATGTGCCTCGCCAACGCCACCGTGAAGATCGATCCGGCGGGCAACCGTAAGCTGGCGAAAGACAAATCCGCGGGCCGCATCGATGGCGCGGTCGCGCTCGCGATGCTGGCCGGCGTCGCGCCCCTCGAGGAGCCGCGGTTCAACCACCGCACAATGATCGCTTAGGCGGTACATCATGGAATTGCGACTGAAAGCGTCTGCGGCGCCGCCGCCGGCGGACGACCCGCTGGAATTTGTCATGAGCGACGGCAGCGTCGACCGCATGGGCGACGTCATCGAACCGGAAGGCTGGCAACTGGATCGGTTTCGCAGCAATCCAATCGCGCTGTTTGGTCACAACCCTGGCTTTCCGATCGGGCGCTGGCGCGATGTCGGCGTCCGCAAGGGTCAGCTCACTGGCTCGCTCGAATTGATGGACCCGGTGTCCGACCGGCTGCGCGAGATACACACCGCGGTCAAGGCCGGTGTGCTGCGCGCCGTCAGCGTCGGATTTCACAGCGACAAGGCGGAGCCGCTCGGCAAGTCGGGCGGCCTCAGATTCACCGAGGCCGAGCTGGTCGAGTGCTCGCTCGTCTCGGTGCCGGCAAATCCGAATGCCTTGGCGGTCGCCAAGGCGCTCGGGCTCTCCCGCGAAACTCGGGCGATGATCTTCGGCGGGATAGCCGAACCGGATCAGGCCGCCACGACCCGCGGGCTCAATGGCGGGATAGCCAATGGAGACCCGAAATCAGGAATCAGGAAAATGAACTACAGCGAACGTATCGAAGCCGCCCAGCAGGAAGTGGTCGGGCTGCAAGACCAGTTGGCGAGCCTGCCGGATCTCGAAGACGTGGCGAAGGTGACCACGCTGACGAGCCGGATCGGTGAAGTAAAAGACAAGATCTTTGCCTGGGTCGAGGCCGAGCGGGCGCTCGGCTCCGAAGCGGCGCCGATCACCGTCCCGAAAGAGCGCATCCAGGTGTTCCGCCCGAGCGAGACCCTGCCGACGACGAAGGCGTGGGCGCAGCCGAAGCGCAAGGAGATCCCGCCCGAGGAGCATCTGCTGCGCGAGTTCGTGGCAACCGCCGTTGCCTATGTGAAGCGCTTGCCGCTCGAGGTGGCGCTCGCCGAGTGCTACGGCAGCTATGGCGATTTCGAGCAGACCAAGGGCGTGTTTGAATGGCGCCAGCGGGCCGCCACCGCGCCGGCGACCACCACGACGAGCACTTGGGCTGCCGAATTGGCCGTCGTCGGGCAAGGCGCCTGGTTCAATGCGCTGATGGCCGGGTCGATCTTCCAGCCGGTCGCGTCGCGCGGTATGAACATCACGCTCGGCCGCAACGCCTCGATCAGCATGCCGACGCGGCAGGCGACGCCGACCATCGCCGGCTCGTTCGTCGCCGAAGGCGCGCCAATCCCGGTGCGCCAGGCGGCGTTCACGGCGGTGACGATCGGCCTGAAGAAAATGGCCGTGATCACGTCCTATACGAGAGAGATTGCCGAGCACTCGACGCCCGAGATCGAGACGATCCTGCGGCAACTGATCATGGACGACACCGGCGTCGCGGTGGACACGGTGTTTATCGACGCCACATCGGCGACCGCGGTGCGCCCGGCCGGCATCCGTGCCGGTGTCGCCGGTCAGACGCCGACCGCGGGTGGCGGATTCACCGCACTGGTCGGCGACATCAAGCTCTTGGTCGGCATCCTGGCGGGCATGAATTCATTGTCCAACCCGGTGTGGATCATGAACCCGGTGCAGCAGATCGCGATCTCGCTGACCCAGAATGCCGGCGGCGAGTTCCCGTTCCAGGCGGAGATCAACGGCAACCGGCTGATGGGCTATCCGGTCGTGATCTCATCGACGGTGCCGGCCGGCATGGTGATCCTGATCAACGCCGACGACCTGATGGTGGTGCAGGGCGACACGCCGCGCTTCGATGTCAGCGATCAAGCGACGCTGCACTTCGAGGACACGACGCCGCTGCAAATCTCGACGCCGGGCTCGCCGAACGTCGTCGCCGCGCCGGTGCGGTCGATGTTCCAAACGGACTCGCTCGCGCTGCGCATGATCCTGCCGATGAACTGGGCCATCCGGCGGCTGCCGGCGCCGGTGGCGTGGATGACCGGCGTCACCTGGTAGTGCGCTCCTACGCATGGCTGAAGCCGGCCTCGTGGTTGCGGGGCCGGCGCATTGAGAAGGACGATGACGATGCCAAACGAAGAACTGAAGCAGGAATACGAGCAGCAGAAGGAGCGGCGGGCGACGCTGACGAACATGACGCTGGCCGCGACCGATGGGATGGCACAGCCGCCGACGCCGACCCAGGAGGAAAACGACCTGGCCGCGCTCGGGCTCTTGCACCCGGACGAAAAGGCGCAGGCGGACCTTAAACCGATGCCGCCGGTGGCGGCGCAGCAGGCGTATCTCGCGAGCGGCGAGGCATTGCCGACCGCGCCCGCCGCCAAGCCGGCGCCAAGGCCTGCGGCACCGCCGCGCCAGGAGCCGGCGCGCCAGCACCACGAGCCGCCGCGGCACGAAAGGTCGTAAATGTCGCTCGTCGAGCGGTCGGCGGGTGCGCTGACGCGCATCTTCCGGCCGCGTGCCAAGGCGCTGGCGCGCTCGGCGCCGTCGAGCGGCTATATCCCGCCGTCGTGGCCGTGGAATTTCTGGCAGCTCGGCTACGATCCGATCCCGGTGGGCGGCGGCGCGATCGTCGCCGCCTGCATCGACACCTATGCCCAAACCGCCGCCGAGTGCCCGCCGTCGCACTGGCGCTCGACCGGTGACAACGGCCGCGAGCGCGTGACGACGAGCGCGCTGTCGCGCGTCATGCAGCGGCCGAACGCCTACCAGAGCGGCTCGGACTTCATCCTCAACCTAGTCGGCTACCTCTACGGCGACGGCAACGCCTACGCGCTCGCCATCCGCAACAACCGCTTCGAGGTCGGCGAGTTGCACCTCATGGATTCCGCCTCGTGCGAGGCCACCGTCGCCAGCAACGGCCAGGTGTTCTACTCGCTCGCCGGCAACCCGGTGGTCGAGGCGGTATTGCCGCATGGCGCCTTGCAGCGGGTGCCGGCGCGCGACGTGCTGCACCTCAAATTGAATGCCCGCGGCAATCCGCTGAAGGGCGAGCCGCCGCTGATCAATGCCACCGCCGATATCGCCGCCAACCAAGCGATGCTGCGGCAGACCCAGACGATCGCGCAGAACCAGAGCAAACCGTCCGGCATACTGACCACCGACCAGCCGCTCGAAGACTGGCAGAATAAAGAAATCCACCAGATGTGGCTGGAGCGGACCACCGGCGCCGGCGCCGGCGGCGTGCCGATCCTGTCGTCGGGGCTCAAGTTCCAGGCGATGAGCACCAGCAGCCGCGATGCTCAATACGCCGAGATGATGCAGATCACCGATGGCCACATCGCCACCGTCTACGGCATCCCGCTGCCGCTGCTGTCGCTGTGGGGCGTGCAGACCGCGGCCGGTGCGACCGCCGACCTGATGCGATACTGGGTCGGCGGCCGGTTCGGGTTCTGCCTCGACCACATCGAAAACGGCATCGGGTTGTTTTTCGGCCTCGCCGGCTGGCCGCAGGAATACCTCGAATTCGACACCGCGGCATTGTTGCGCAGCGCCCAGCGCGACCGCATCGAGGCGCTCGCGCGCGGCGTGCAAGGCGGCATCTACAGCCCGAACGAAGCGCGCGCGCTCGAAGATCTGCCGAAGGCCAAGGACGGCGACCAACCGAGGGTGCAGCAGCAGGTCGTCCCGCTGGATGCGTGGTCGAACCCGCCGCCGGCAACGCCGCGGCCGGATGCGGCACAACCGGCGCCAGCCGCCAGCGCCAACGAAAACCAACCCGCCGACACCGCGGCGGCGAAGGCGGCGAGCATTGCCGAGATGCGCAGGAGGGCACATGCCGCCGTTTGACGAACTCGCCGTCGCGCTCGGCGGCGAACTCGGCGATATGGCCGCCCGCATCGAACGCGACCTGAAGCTCGCCCTTGCCGTCGAGGTCGAACGGCTGCGCGCCGACCGCGCCGAATTCGAGCTGCGCATCGAACGCGCCGTCGCCGAGCGGCTGGCATCGCTCCAGGATGGCCCGCCGGGGCCACCGGGCGAGCGTGGAGAGCGTGGAGAGCCGGGCGAGGCTATCACAGGCCCACCGGGCGAACCGGGCATCCAGGGGCTTCCTGGGCCGCCTGGCGAGGTGCCCTATGTCGGCGAGGTGTGCGGCCTGTTCGACGCCACCCGCGAATATCGCAAATTCGATCTGGTAACCCTGCACGGCGCCGAGTGGCGCGCCAAGCGCGACACGCCGGGACCGCTGCCCGGCGATGGCTGGTCGATGGCCTCGGAAGCCGGGCGCCGCGGCAAGCCCGGCGAGAAAGGTGATCGCGGCGAACGCGGCCCGGCGGGCGAACGCGGCGCCAGTATCACCGGCTGGACGGTGCGCGAATTCCGCGCCGTGCCGATCATGTCGGACGGCAGCGTCGGGCCGGCGCTCGAATTGCGCGAACTCTTCGAGCAGTACCACGCCGAGGCGCGTCCGTGACGCCGCTCTACACCACCGTCGTGACGCCGGCCACCGAGCGCAACCTGGTGACGCTCGACGACCTGCGCGAGCAGTTGCGGGTGCGGCCGGGCGATGTCGCGAACGACGCCTGGTTGACCAAGGTCATCGCCCGCGCCTCGCTCGCCGCCGAGCGCTATTGCAGCCGCATCTTCGCGCTCCAGGACTACCTCGACACCTTCCTCGCCGGCACCACCGGCGCAGCCGGCGAGCCTCTGATCCTCAGCCAGGCGCCGGTCGACCCGGCCAGCCTGGAGACGACGCTCGACGGCACGATCCTCGACCCGGCCGGCTACGCCTTGCAGCCGGTCGTCGGCCACCTGTGGCGCATGGGCGACGCGACGTACTGGGTCAGCACCAGCGGGCTCACCGTCGCCTACACCGCGGGCTTCGCCGAGATCCCGCCCGACGTGCAGCAGGCGGTGCTCGACCTCTGCACGATGGAGAATGCCGGCCGCGGCCGCGACCCGCTGCTGCGCGCCTCGGAATCGCCCGGCATCGGCCGCCAGGAATATTGGGTGGGCGGCGTGCCGGGCGCCTCGCTGATCCCGCAGGACATCGCTAGCCTGCTCAATCCGTATCGGCGCGGGCTCGTCGGATGAGCGGCATCGAGTTTCGCATGGAGTTGAATGCGACCCGCCTACAGGTCGCGCTCGACACCCTGCCGGACGAAATACGCCGCCGGCTCAAGATCAAGATCACGGAGTTAACCAATCAGCTATTGCACCGTGTCGAGGCGCGCGAGCCGGTGCGAACCGGGCGACTGCGCTCGCTGACGCACGCTTATATCGACGACAACCGGGCAAAGAATTATGTGCGCGGCCGGGTGCGCGTGTTGCGTCGGCGCGGTGCTCACAACGTCGCGGCGGCCGCCGGCGCGCTCGAATACGGCAGCACCGGGCGCCGCTTCGCGGTGCGCGCCTATCGCCGCCGCGGTGGCAACGTGTCGGCCTACAACCGCCGCGGCGGGATCACCGAGTTGCGCTTCCTGCGCGGCCCCGCCGCCACCATGCTGCCGCGGGCGCGTGCCGAGATTGCCGAAGTCATCCGCGACGCCACCCGGGATGCGCTGAAGTGAACCGCGAGTTGATCCTGACGGCACTGCTTAATAAGCTCACCGCGCCGCCGATGGTGTTCAACTTCACCGCAGACACGACGACCGGCGATGTGACGCTGGCGAATGTCAGCGACGCCACCGGGCTGATGGTCGGCATGCCGGTCAACGGCGACGGCGTGCCGCTCGACGCGGTAATCGCCAGCGTGACGCCGACCGTCACTCTGTCGTCGCCGGCGCTCGCCGACCGCACCGGCGCGGCGCTGACGCAAGGCTTCCTCACAGCGGAACGCCGCATGCGCGACCCGGCCGTCGAGCAGGACATGCCGGCGCTCTATCTCGTCGAGGGCAACGAGGTGCATAACTGGGGCGCCGCCGCGGCGCTCGTCGAACTCAACTGCGAAGCCTGGGTCTACACGCGGGTCGGCGCCACCGACAACGCGGTCCCGGCCGCCATGCTCAACACCCTGATCGATGGTTTGGAGCGGGCGCTCTATTCCAATCTGCCGCGCAGCTTCCGCCAGAACCTCGGCGTGCATGGCGTAGTCTATTGCCGCATCGAGGGCGAAATCCAGAAAGACCCGGGCCACGCCGCGCAGACCGCGCTCGCCGTCATCCCGCTCAAGATCGTCGTCGGCCAGAGCGCCGAAAGCTACATGCTCACCTAGAGGGGAGAGTTCTCAGATGGCAACTTCCACGATCAATATTGGCACCGAGCCCGAGAAAAGAGGCACGCTTACCTTTACCGGCGCCAACGACGTTGGCCCGAACCTCGTCGTCACGCTGACCAGCGTGCAGATCGCGCCAAGCGCGCCGACCAATTTTATCGGCGAAGAATTCGGCTTATTGGAGGTCACCGGCGAAGTGCTCGCCGACGACACGGGCAGCTTCGGCACGGTCGAGCATCCCGACGACGCCCAGGTGTCGCCCGACGTGCTCAACTACTACATCGGCACCGGCATCGTGACGTGGACGCCCGAACCGACCACGACGGTCCCGACGCCGACCGCGCTGGATGTCGGCAACGTCAACGTGTTCGAGTTCAACCAGGCCGCCACGCCGCTCGACCACTGGAACCACCGCGGCGGCGTCCGCAAAAAGGACTTCCGCCCGATCGTCGAGCAGGCCGCGACGGTGCGGATGGTGATGGACGAGTTTACCGCGGCCAACCTCAAGCTCGCCCTGCTGGCGGCCTAAATGCCGAAGATCAGCTTCCTGGAATTGATGCCGGCGCGGCCGCACGCCACCGTGAGCGTGACCAGCGAGGACGGAGAGGCCGAGTTCGAGATCACCGGCGTTTCGCTCGTCGAGCTTGCCGACATCACCAAGAAATACCCGTCCTTTCTCGGGGTGATCGAAGGCAACGACCGCATGTTCAGCGCCAGCGAGGCGCTGCCGGCGCTGATCGCCGCCGGGCTCGGCCATCACAACGACAGCGACTACGAGCGGCACGCGGCACGCCTGCCCGCCAGCGTCGTGCTCGGATTGGCCGGGGAGATCGTCAAGCTAACCTTCCGCCCTTCGATCGCGCTGGCCGAGGCCGAGCCAGCGCCAGAGGAAGAAGAGGCCGTCAACGAAACGCGGCCGGTAGTCATCTCGCCGTTGCGATTGAGCAGCTAGTTGTCTGGGGCCATCCCGCCGAGACGATCTGGGCAATGACGCCGCGCCAGGTCTTTGCCTGGGTGACGCTCGGCCTCGATCGCGAAAAGGTCGAACGCGCCGGGCGTCTGGTCGACTCGTTCAGCGCCGCCCGCTCCGAGGCCGATCATGTGCAGCGCACTATCAAAGAATTAACCGGGGAATAATCCGTGGCTGGTGACAACCTAACCGTAACGTTCGGCGCGGATGCCTCGAAGCTCAACTCCGAGATCAAGTTCGTCCAGCAAAACCTAAAGCAGCTCGATCGCGAGATCGCTAAAGCCTTCAAAGCCGGCAACATCGCGCAGGCGCGCCAACTATCCGATACCTACGGCACGATGAAGACCCGCGCAGACGGGCTCAACAGTTCGCTTAAAGGCACCGCCGGCGCGCTCGATCAGGTGACCGCCGCCGGCCGCCGGACAGAAGCGCAGTTCCGCCGGATCAGTCTCACCGCCAGCGGCATCGGACGGCTCGCCGCCAGCTTCGGGGGCGGCGCGGTCGGCGGCTTTGTCAGCCAAGCCGCCATCGCCGGCCTCAGAGAGGTTCAGCAACTTCTCGACAGCCAGATCGAGCGCATCACCAAAATCCGCGATCTGGCGCGGGAAACAACATCGAGCCCGGCCGCCGTTGCTGCCGGGCAGAACATCGCGCGCGCCGCCGGTGAAAGCGCCGACGCCGCCGACACCTTGCTGAAGACCCAGGCCGCAGCTTTTGCCAAGCAGATACAGCGGCAGCGAGAGCAACTAAGCATGTCGACGCCGGACATGCAGGCGAAGCAACAAGCGCTTCAAGAAGCCCGTGCGCAGTTGTTGGGTACCGGCCCGATTACGCAACGCGGTGGCGAGAAGCAGGCTACTCTCGATTTAGCGAACGCCTTTGAAATCCTCACCGCCAGCACCAAACGATACAAGGACACAAAAGAGGGGTTCTTGCAGTTTCAAAACGACATGGATCGGCTGTTTTTGAAGATCGCCGGTTCGGGAAGGCTCGGCGCCACGCAGCTTAACGAGTTGTCCAAGGTTCTCACCGGCATGTCCTCCGAGCAGGCGCTCGCCATTCTGCCGGATAGGGTCGCAAAATTTAGTGCGGAACTGGCGAAGGTCGAGGCACCAATAAACGCCGCCGAGAAGGCCACCAGGGATTTGGCCAAGTCCCAAGGCGACCTTGAGAACCAATTCAATGAAACGGCCAATGGCGCGACGATTGCCTATGCTCAAATCCGGACCGCAATCAATAAAGAAGCAACTCAACTATTAAAGGGAACGTTCACCGACGCGCTGGTCGAGCTTGGTAGATTACAGAACGACGCCATCGGATCGCTGGTGAAGTCTCTGTCCCGGAGCCAAATACAAGGCTTCAAGGATTTGCCGAACTACATCAGCGACGTATGGAAAGCCACGTTCGGCAGCATAATCGGCAGCGCCCAAGCCGCAGAGGTCCGCGTAAGCGCCAGCGCGAAAGGAATGTCCGCCTCTTTCGTGGTGGCTGCGAGAGACATTGAGAACGCCATGCGCGCGGCTCTCGGCGCCGTCAACTCGCTGCAAGGCGCTGCGGCAATGGCCCAGGGGGCCGCTGCTCTTCCCCGCTCGGGTAGCAGCAGCCCCTTCGGCGTCGATGTTTTTCGTGGCGGCATCGGCGATCAGGGCGGGCACGGCCCCGCCAGCTTCGCGACACAATCGGTGACGCCCGGGCTCAGCGACTACCAGGCGCCGCCGCACCATGTGGTCTACCCGAGCAGCAGCTTCGCCGCCGGCGGCATGATCCGCGGCCCCGGCAGCGGCACCAGCGACAGCATTCTGGCGCGGCTGAGCAACGGCGAGTTCGTCATGCGCGCCGCTGCCGTGCGGACGCTCGGGGCTGGCTTCCTGTCGACCCTCAACCGCTTTGCCGGCGGCGGCATGGTGATGCCGTCGCGCGGCATACCGAGCTTCGCCAATGGCGGAATCGTTGCGGCGGGGGCCGGCACCGGGCGCGCGGTGCATCTCCACCTCGGAGGCCACGAGTTCGCCCTGTCCGGCCCCGGCGGCGTCGTCGACGCGCTGGTCACCGAGGCCAGCCGGCAGCGGATGCGGTCGGGCGGGCTCAAACCCTCGTGGTACGGCGGGCGCGTCTCGGGATGATCGCGCCGCTACCGACCGCCTTCGATATCGTCGTCGACGACACGACCGGCGCGCCCGGCGTCAACCCGTTCTCGGCGCGTGGCCTCCGAGGCACGTTGCAGCCGATCGCCGCCGCTCAGGGCATCGACAAATTGCGGCGCACGGTCAACGGCACGCTCATCAGCATCGCCGCGCCGCAGATGTGGAAATACCGCCTCGATGTCAGCGGCGAGGATGTGGCGCCGGCGGCGCTGGATCAGCTCTGGGTCGGGATGCAGGCGAACGTCGATTGCCACGTCGAACTCGCCTTCCTCACCGCCGGCGGCTCGGCCTCGCGCCCGATGGTGCCCGGCAGCGCCTGGGTCGACGGCGACTATACCTACTATCGGCCGCAACTATTGATGCTGATAGTCGACCTGCAAACCAGCCGCGACGAGTGGGGCGCCTCGGTCTCCTGGTCGATGACCCTCGAGGAAGTCTGAGTGCCGGGGCCCTTCTACTTTGCGTGGGTCGGCGGCACGATCGTCGATCCCATCACGGTGGTCACGACCGGCAACGTCGCGGAAGCCGACCTCACCGTCAGCGGCATTCCGACCGAGGCGCTCGCGGCGCTGACGCCGGGCAGCCGGTACAACGCCACCGGCAACAGTATCCCGGGCGGCACCACGTTTATCGCGCCGGCTCTCGGCGCCACCTCGATCGATCTCGACCAGGCGCCGACCGCGACGGTGGACGCGGCGCTGCTGACGTTAACCGGGCCGCGCGCCGAGAACGAGCCGTTCGATCCGGTGGCGCACCTTCGCTTCGATGAGGACGTACTTGGGTTTGAGATCGCGCAGTCGGAAGGCGACTTCGCGACGCTGACCATCGACATAAAGAACAACGGCGCCGGGTTGCTCGCGACCGGGCGCAACCTGTGGTGCTGGCTGTCGATCGCCGGCGACCCGGACCCGGTGCCGCTGTTCAACGGCCGGCTGATCGGCACGCCGCGCCTCGCCGCCGCCGAGGTCATGCAGTTGCAGTTCCTCGCGCGACCCGATGACTACAACCAGCAGAAGCTCGCGCTCGCTGCGGAGATGAAGGTGCTTCCGTTCTGGGATCCGGTGTGGCTCGCGACGCAGCAGGACAACCCCGACACGGTGCTGGAGACATACTCCGCGCTGTGGCACACCGACCGGACGACGCTCGAAGTCACCGCCAGCGATATCATCGAGGGCGAGGCCGGTATCTGGACGGTCGGCGAGGATCAGGCGTTCTATGATACTTTCTCGATGGCCTTCGGCGACGGCGGGCCGCTGCGGCAAGTCTCGGTGTCGGGCACCGTTACCTGGGAGCAGACCGGCGAGGGCTTCGTCGATGTGACGGGGCCGCTGGTTTCGGCCTTCGGGGCCGCGGGCAACCCGAGCAACATCATCACCCGCATCTCGATGACCCGCTGGCACGCGATGCTCACCGGCGGCGCCGTCATCTACACCTTCAACGGCACGTCGCTCAAATCCGGCTGGCCGCAGCCCGGCACCAGCATTGGCGGCGGCTGGGAGGTCGCGCCCGGCAACGGCGACGACGGCAAGCCGCTGTCCTTCATGCTCGACGCCACCTCGCCGATCGGCTGGCTGCGGCCCTACTCCTACAACGTTTCCTATATCGGGCCGCCGCCAAAAGACCTGACCAACGATCCGAATGCGCCGCCGGCCGAGCAGACCGACTTCACCGCCTTCATCAACCACGGGACGTGGACGTGGAGCTTCGCGCTCAACGCCTACCACATCCGCATGGTGGTGCATTACCAGGCCAGCCGGAAGCGCACCGAGACCGTGCGCGCCGTCATGGTCGCCGACGTGCTCGACGTGTCGGAGAACACCGGCACCGACAGCAGCGAGGAGATTGCCTATTCGTCCGACAAGGTGGCCGAAGCGATCGACCCCGGCGGCGGCATTCCGCTCGGCGGCCCCGAGGCGCGCAGCTATCTGCAAACCGACCGCGGCGCCGGCTCGTTCGAGTACCTGCTGCTGGCGGCGCGCGCCAAGCTGCGGGCGCGCGCGCGGGCCGTCGAGATCACCTTCGGCGTCAACTTCGCGAACGCTATCGCGATCTCGCTGCGGCATTCGGTGGCGCTGTTCGATCGCCGCATCCCCGGCGGTTCGGCCACCGGCAAGGTCAAGCAATACCGCATCACGGTCGGCGAAGACGGGATGTGGGGCGAGTTCACCATCGGCTGCACTACCGGCACCGGCAACGCCGCCACCGCGGCCACCGGCATCAACGCCTATGTCGACGACGGCTATGTCGACGACGGCTATCAGGTGATCGCCGGCAGCCAGCGGTTGTTCCTGACCGACGAACTGGCGTACCAAACCCTCGACCAGTTCGAGGTCGTCGACGACGGGCTCAACTTGCAGCACATGACGACCGCAGCCGTCGTCAAAAGCTGCACCGTCACGCACGGCATGACGACGCAGCTCGCCGAGCTGGGCAAGTTCCAGAACGTTTCGATGCCGATGAACGGGTTAGCCGATCCGTTCGACGCCATCAAAAAGATGGT